ATGTCTGTTTGTAAAAAGGTTCAGGATATATACGGGGCGTTTGTGGCTATGCCAATTGTACCACTCGGCCAGCTTTATGGCGGTAAAATATGTGCGGCGCTCGATCGTCAGCATCCCAGAGATTTGTTTGATGTAAAACTCTTGATGGAAAATGAAGGTTTTTCGGACGAGGTTCGCACGGGCTTTTTGCTATGCCTTCTCTGCAGTGACCGTCCGATCAATGAAGTTCTTGTACCAAACTTCCAAGATCAGCGCCAAGCCATGGAAAACCAGTTCGCTGGCATGAGCGATGTCAAGTTTACTTACGATGATTTTGAAAGAACGCGGGAACAGCTTGTCGAAACCGTCAATAAAAGCCTTACACCCAAAGACAAAGAGTTTTTACTGAGCGTCAAAAACTGCGAGCCGGACTGGAGTATTTATGATTTTGAACGCTTCCCTGCGGTGCAGTGGAAACTGCACAATTTACGCAAACTGAAAGAAAGCAACCCTGATAAGCACAAACAGCTTTATGAGGCTTTGAAGGAAAAGCTCGAAGGATAAACAAACATGACATCAAAACGAGAACAGGCCTTAGCGGGCCTTTTTTTATGCCTGCAAAATGGGATGAGCGGCGTTGCGATTTTAAGGAATGAGCCGTTACCGACCAAAATTCCTACATCGGGATTGTTGATTTTACGTGATGGCGATGCGGGTGAGCCTGAAATAACGCTCTCCCCAACGAGGTATCACTATGCCCATGTCGCAGAACTTGAGGTGCTGGTGCAAAAGCCCAAAGCTTATGAACGCGACGCGGCATTAGATGTATTGCTGGTGGCGCTGGGGGATGTTCTTGGCACTGACACCACGCTCTCAGGCGTGCTGGATTTCATGTCCATCGGCTCGCCTGAATTTTTAACCGAAACCGTGGAAGGTGCGCCCGCCATTAAGGCGGCAGTCGTACCGATCACACTTGAATACGTGAACCTTAACCCACTTCAATAAAGGAGGACTAAAATATGTCACGCGCTTACGGGTGGAATGCCCGCATGTTACTTGGTTTTGAAACCACCTATGGAACACCCCCGAATGCGGGGGCTTTTCATGTCATCCCCTTTGTCTCAAGCGATTTGGATTCCGCACAAGGGTTGATTGAATCCAATGTTCTGGGGCTAGGTCGTGATCCGACTGCGCCGTTTCAGGATGTGATCAATGTGGATGGCGATGTTGTTGTGCCGGTTGATCTTCGCAATATCGGCCTATGGCTCAAAGCCATGTTTGGTGCGCCAACCACCACAGGTGATGATCCCTATACCCACGAATTTAAATCAGGTGCGGTTACACTGCCCAGTATTGCCGTGGAAGTTGGTTTACCTGAAATCCCTGACTTCCCACTCTTTACAGGTGTGCGTGCCAACAGCATGGCGTTTAATTTTGCCAGATCAGGTGAGGCACAAATCACCGTTGGCTTGATTGGTCAGGGCGAAACACCGCAAACAGTCACGCGTGATGCGGGCGCAAACCAAGCAGATTACACACGCTTTTCTCAATTCCAAGGCTCGGTCAAACAAGGCGGTCAGCCGCTGGGGAATGTGACGTCTGCGGCGCTCACCTATAGCAACAATCTGGAGCGTATCGAAACCATCCGCGATGACGGCAAGATTGATGGCGTTGATCCAGGCGTTGCCTCTTTAAGCGGAAATATCACTGTGCGTTATGCCGATACCACATTGATGGATGCGGCGCGTGCCGGCACACCGATTGATCTGGAATTGTCTTACATCATCGATGCAAATCGCCAACTGGTCATTGAATGTCACGAGGTTTATTTGCCAAAGCCGAAACGATCTATTTCTGGACCAAACGGTATTGAAGCGTCTTACGATTATCAAGGTGCAAAAGATGCCGTGCTGGGCAACATGGTCACGATCACTCTTATCAACGATGTGGAGACTTATTAATGTTAAAACTCAATATACAAACAGAAGCCTATTGGCTTGAACTGGGCTTGGGCGTGAAAGTTAAAGTGCGCCCATGCACCAGTCCGATTTTTTATGCCGCGCGGGCTTTTATGAATAAACGCTTGACGGAGCTTGGCGCAGAATACCGCAAGCGTAAGGAAATCGGTGCGTCGGTGGAAGATCTTCCCGATGTTGAAAATCCTGAAATTCGTGAAGCGCTGGCCGAGGAATATCTTGCACGCGGTCTTGCCCGTGCAGCGATTATTGATTGGGAGGGTATTTTGGAATCTGACGGCGATGACAAAGCACCCGTCACCCCTGAAAAGATTGATGAGCTCATGACAGGGTTTTGGTCAATCGCTGCTAGCTTCTCTCAGCAATACACAGGCGTGCGGGAGTTGATCGAAGCTGAAAAAAAAGACTTGAGCGTCGCGCCGAATGGCATTTCGGAGACGGCGCAGGATATTGCGGAAACTGCCCCCAAACCTGCGAAGACTGCCCGTTCGAAGAAAACAGCCCGCAAAGCCTAGAGGGTTTTCAAGCATGGGATATTGCCGTTCGCATATCCCCACAAATCAGAAGCAGCTTTCCTTTATCCGAAGCCTTAAGCCTGGCATCCGCGCTCGGCTATGACATGGCCGTGATGGGAGAGCTGTTGCCTGCATTATCAACGGGTATCACCAAAGCCTTGATGGCTCATAAGGAATAAATAAACCGCAATGCGTTCACAAAAAAACATGTCGATCCGCCTTGCCGTGGTGGACGGGAAAAAGGTTGAAGATACCTTTTCTCGCATCGGTAATAAGGGGCAACAGGCATTTGAGCGCATTGAGCGTTCTACCAAGCCCGCAAGCGCTGGATTAAAAGCCGTTGATACCACAGCGCGTGCCTTGAACAATGTGTTTCGCCAAGCCGCGGGACTGGTTGTGGCTTATGCGGGGATTTCCGGCATCATATCTTCTGTGCGCTCCGTTAATGAAACCGGTATGGCGTTTCAGGGCTTAGGAACGGCGCTGGAAACCATTACAGGCTCAAGCGCTGGTGCGCGAGAGGAAATGAAATTCCTCGAAGAACAAGCTGAGCGTTTGGGCTTAAATCTTTTGGAAACCGCGCAATCTTACATGCAGATTGCCGCCGCCGCCAAAGGAACAGAGCTGGCGGGCGATGGTACGCGCCAGATCTTCACCGCCATTGCCGAAGCTTCTACCGTGCTTCAGCTTTCTGTTGATCAAACCAATGGTGCGCTCAGAGCCATCGGGCAAATCATGTCCAAAGGTAAGGTTCAAGCCGAAGAATTGCGTGGGCAACTGGGTGAGCGCCTTTACGGTGCATTCCAGCTTGCCGCACGTGGTATGGGCATCACCACGGCAGAACTTGATAAAATGCTGGAACAAGGTCAGGTTATTGCCGAAGACTTCCTGCCAAAATTTGCTGCGGAAATACGCAAGACGTTCTCCGATGGTGTGCCTGCCGCCTCCATGACAGCGCGCGCGGAAATGAACCGCTTCAATAATGCAATTTTGGAGATTGAACGCACCATTGCCGTATCCGGCTTTTTGGATGGTGTGACCCAAGGTTACCGCACCCTCACTGCAACACTCGAAGATCCTGCGGTAGTCGATGCCGCGCGAGAATTAGGGCAAACACTCGGCTCTGCCATTGCAACAGCAGCGGAAGGCCTTGCGTTTTTGATAGAGAATGCCGATTTGGCTGTTACGGCCATTGGTGGACTGGTGATTGCCCGTACAGTTGCGGGTGCGGTAACTCTTTTGAATGCATCTATTGCAGGCAATGCAGGATTGATTGTTGGTTTGCACATGGCCAACAGCATTTCGACCGCCTTTGCCGTGCGGTTGGTGGCGGTGGAAGCCGCAATAAAACTGGCAACATTGGCGATGGTGGGATTTCGCTCGGCCTTAATGTTGGTGGGTGGCCCTGTGGGGCTGGCTGTCTTGGCTGGTATTGCCGTTTTGAAACTGGCATCCGGTCATGACGCTGCGGCAAAAGCCGCCCGTGACCATGCGACTGAGCTAAAGGAGATTAAAGAAGAACTCGGTAAAACCGCTGAGGCCGCATCGGATTTAAGCGAGGCATTGAGCGAAAGTGAGAGCGTTTACCGTTTCACCAAGCAGCTTGAAACAGCCAAAGAAAACATCATCGATCTGCAGAAAGAATTAAAGTTCGGTGGTATTGGAGGGTTTTGGGATCAATTCAGCCGTTTTGGAAAACCACTTCAGAACGACCTTTATCAAATTCGCCAAGCCTTCAATCAGGGTAAGTTATCGGCGACAGAGTATTCGGAAGCGTTATTCAAACTGGCAACCAAATATCCTGATTTCGGTGAACAAGCCGAGGAAGTGCAACAACAGGTGTTTGCATTACTGGCGGCAGAGCGTGCCGCCAAAAAAGCCGCCGCTGCGCTGGATGAATTGCGGAATCCGAAGACCAAGACCACTGCACCTGATGCGCCGACACCATCTGCCCCAGCAGAGGTTATCCCTGAATTATCGGACGCAGATAAAAAACGCATCACAGATCGCATCACCGAGTTGCATGCGGAAGAACAAGCGCTTCAACGCTTAAATGCTGCACGCAACCAAGGCGAAACGGCAGTACGCCGTGCCATGATTGCCAATGAGCAGGATCAGGCCTTACGCCGCTTGGGGCTGCATGTCACAGGCGCACAAAGCGATGAGCAGAAAGAATACGCCGAACAGATTAAATCGCTAGTAGGTGATATCTATCAACTACAAGAAGCGGATAAAAATTACCAAGACACTGTCCGTGAAAATAATAAGTTAGCGCAAGAACGTGAACGGCTGATTGAAGATGTGCGCCAGAAATATGATGCGCTGGATACGTCTTTATCGGCGGCAATAAAACGCGCTGGTAAATGGCGCAGCGAAGCGTTATTGGGGCTTGATAGCACCAAAGCGGGATATGCTGAATTTGCTGCACAGGTGGATGCGGTTTACAACGACATGATCGCCAAGGCCCGTGATGAGGATTTGCAAAACTCAAAACGCTGGGAAGACGGAATTAAACGCGGGTTGCAAAGCGTCATTGATGAAGCCGATGATATGGCGAGCAAAGCCGAGCGCGGTATCACCTCCATGTTTAAAAGCATGGAAGATGCGCTGGTCAGCTTTGTCACCACAGGCAAGCTGGATTTTAAATCCATGGCGGATTCCATCATCGCCGATATGGTGCGGATGCAAATCCAGTCCAGCATCACAAAACCATTGGCGGGTGCGCTGGGTGGTTTTCTTGGTGATATTGCAGGCTCAATCTTTGGTGCGCCTGCAGGCGCTGGTACGGCTGCACCAACAGCCACAGCGCATACTGGCGGTGTGATTGGCAGTGATCATTTAAGCATGCGCTCGATCAATCCGGCTGTCTTTACAAATGCACCAAGGTTTCACACAGGCGGTATTGTCGGGAATGAAGTGCCAATTATCGCCAAACAAGGTGAAGCCGTCTTTACGCCTGGGCAGATGAAACTGCTGGGCGGTGCGTTGCAATCCAAACCGAATGTCAACGTATCCGTTCGTGTTGAGAACAACGCCAGCAATGCTCAAGCCAGAGCCGATGTCAGCCGTGACAGTGCTGGCAACATGGATCTGAAAATCATCATCGAGGAGATAGAAGGCAATCTATCGCGCAATATAGGCCGTGGTGAAGGTTTAGCGCCAACGCTGGAGCGTCGTTACGGCCTAAATCCTGCCGCAGGGAGTTATAGATAAATGAGTGACATTATATGGCCATCAACATTGCCGTTGCCAACGGTGCAAGGATATGGCGTTCAGCCTGGGGAAGCGATTTTACGCACCGAGATGGAAGCTGGTCTTGCCCGTCAACGCCGTCGTTTTACCGATGTGCCAACAAAAGTGTCGGTGCGCTGGATTATGCGGCGGGATCAATATGCCATTTTTGAGGGATGGTATCGCTGGCATGCTCGTGAGGGGGCGAGCTGGTTTGCCATCACGCTTCTGGGCGGTCTTGGCTTGTTGGAACAAGAAGCACGCTTTACACGGCAATTTTCATCACGGCTTTTGGCGGGCGGAACGCTTTGGGAGATCACATCCGAGCTGGAAATCCGTGAACGACCTGTTCTGGATGAAGGCGCATTAAACCTTGTGCTGACGGAAGATATCAATGGTTTACTCATGGCAAGTAACCAGTTTCATATTCTGGTGCATCAGACCCTTCCTCATTTACTGAACTAAATCTTTTTAAGGATAAAATTCATGACCCTACAAACCGATTTGCAGGATGCGATTGCTCGTATCCAAGCGGATAGCGATGTCTTGCACGATATTGTCCATGGTGATGACGCGGCCACGATCACAACCGAAAATGGCCCTGTTAAATCCGTAGCAAAATCCGTCAAAGATATCACCGATCAGATTGCTCAGGCCGGGATTGATTTGATTGATGCTGTTGATCAGGCAGAGGCGGCTCAAAGCGGTGCGGAGCAGGCTCGTGATGAAGCAGTTGCTGTTTCAGGGCAAGTTAAAATATCGGCTGATGATACAGCAACGGGGACACTTGATAGTAAAATTATTGCAGGCAGTAATATTGTTCTCTCCGTTCAAAATGATGGCGGTAATGAAGCGCTGGTTATTACTGCAACTGTGCCGACCATTCCAGATGCAACAACTGAAGCTAAAGGTATTGTTGAAAAAGCAACACAGACGGAAATGATGGCAGGAACACCAGATAAGTTTCCTGATGCCGAAGTTATCAAAAACCATCTGGATAGTTTAGGTGCTGGTTTTATCGGAACTGAGATTTTTACATCATCTGGTACCTGGACAAAGCCTGCCGCATGCAAATTTGTTCGTGTTTATCTCGTTGGCGGCG